TGCTTTAATTTTACTTACTTTTGTTTCTTTAGAATACAGAGGTTCTACAAAATACATATCAGGGTGATATTCGTGGTATATTGTTTGAGCAACCTCTGGCGGATTATTTCTTGCCCCGCCATACCAATTTTGATCCAAACTATAGAAATAATTTTGAGTAGCACTTTCTATAATAGCAACATGACCACATCCGTTACCATATTCGTAAGGAAAAACAACTAAAGTACCTTTTTTAGGAATATAAGAGTTATAATTTTTTACAACATTCGCGTATCCGTTAAAATCATTAACAAAAGGTATATCTTTAGCGTACATACCACTTAAAGTATGACCTGTTACGTAGTACCAATATTGATTGGCTAAATCAAAACATTGTGCGCCATAAACACCGTCGAAATCCCACCAATAACCTTTTAACCTGTCTAAATAAGCATGCGCTTGACTTCTAGTTTTATTTGTCATTAATCATTACCTCCAATTGGTGCTTTACCATTTGTGTTTTCTGTACCTGCTTTAACTTCATGCAATTTTTGTTGTCCTTTTTGTGCTGCGTGAGAGAAATTATTGTTTTTCCACCAAGTCCACAAAGAAATTGCACCAGTAATAATAGAACTGATAGTCACTTCGTCTACCGGAATAGGTGAAATATGTTTAGTGGCTAAAAATTGGTTAACCCAAGCTAAAATAAATACGATTGTTCTTACAATTGAACCTACATCTGTTTTCATACTCATATCTCCTTTTTTAAATAAAATAAAAAGACCTAATCACTATCGATTAGATCTGAAATCAAAATTCACTAATTATTTATCTATATTTATCTCGAATGTAGTACATACCTTTTAATCCTACTTTAATTAATCATATTTTTTAAAAAGTCGAACAATGGATGGATAAGCCAAGCCACACCACCTCCTCCAACAAATATACCTGTAGCTTTTAAAATAAACTCTTTATTTTCTTTACCTTTCTCTTTTGCTTCTTGTTCTTCTTGACTTAAATGTTCCCTAAACATTCGAGCATCTTTTTCGACGAGAGACAATCGTTGACCTTGTTCTATGATTTGTCGGTTTGTCTTTTTCTGTTCAGCACTCATCTCTTTAGTTGCATCTACCATTTGATTAAGTGTAGGTTTAAATTCTGCTAATAGCACACTTAAATTGTTATAATTATTCGTATGTTTTTCATCGACTTCTCTTATTCTTTTATGAATCTCATCCTTATCGTCATAGTAACTTTGAGGTAACTCATTGTTTGGCATAATGCAACACTCCAAAGTAAGCATAACCACCACACGTTAAAGTAGTTAAAAAGTAAATAAGAGGTGACATCCAATTTAAAGAATCACTAATACCAGCTAACGTAATGACAAAGAAAAACACAGAACAAATAATCCCTCCTAAAATAAGAGTGATACTATAAACTTTGTTAATATTCCTATAAGGTAAAGCCATAGCTGCAATTGCTAAACATAAACCTCCTATAAAGAATGGAATACCCCAAATACTTAAGGGTATTATTTCATTAATACTGCTATACAATGGACTTTTACCGACTTGAATTTCAGAAGCAAATATAAAAAAAGAACCTCGAGCCATAGCTATTGTTCCAATAAATAATAAAGAAATAACATTAATATATTCCATTTCAGTCATACTGTGTGTTTTCTTCATGTTTCTACCCACTTTCTATCATTAAGTGCAGCACAAATAGCATTAGCATAATAATACATATCTTCTGTCCAATTATGTGTATTTTCTCTATTCTTTTGACTAAAATCGTTTCGACTAAAAAATTCTTTTCTTTGTTGAGTCGATATTTCAATCTGTACACCCATGCCATAGGCATTTTTGTTGGTTATATTATTAATTTCTCTGCCCGCAATTCTGTCAGGAGCGGCTTTCACATTAAAACCTGAAACTTTTAAGTTGTGAGTAATAAGAGATATAAGTCTTTCATCTAGTCCACCAATATAACTATTCGCTTCACTGCTTGAATAACCATGTATGGCTATCGTTACATTCATAAATTGATTCCAATATAATAAATTGGGGTTATCATAATTTGTTGAAGTGACGTGTAGAGTTCTATTGTTTTTCGGTTTTAAACCTTTAAAAGTGAAATAGTTTGAATTCGATAATTCTGCAACCAATAACGCTAATTCAGAAGTACCGCACTCTATACCACCTCCGTGTATGGCAGTTATAAGTGATTTACTATTTCTGTCTTGCGTCTCAATCATCCAATCTTTTTCATTTCTCACAAGTTCAGTCATAGATTTATAAGTATCCATCACTTTATTCACCTCCTTTATCTATCATTCTTATTTCTCCATAAATATAAGCTTCACGACTTACTGACCACTGATCGCTCTGAGAAATATAAACTTTAACATCTCCATTAGGTTCAATAGTTAATTGAGCACCACCAGCTTTAACAGGCACCGCTCTAAGGAACGCAGTTTGCGTACTTGTAATTAGTTCACTCGGTAACTTCGCTATAACAGTTCCACTTTTAAAGTTGTCAGCGTTAATTCTTAAAATCACTTCCTTGTAGTCTTGATGTTGAATGATTTTATAAGCACAATTAAAACCATTTTGTCCTTCAGCTTGATAATGTCTATTTTTTATAGCTCCATTAATCAAATCATATTCAATCCAGTCTGAAGATTTAGGTAACTTTTCTTGTATTTCAATAATGCTTTTACGATGTTCATCAATTGTGACGTATCCCTCTTGACTTAATATATTTTCAATATTCCTAACTTCGATTCTTAAATCTTTTAAATATTGACTTCCTTTTGTGTCAATTTCGTTGTCATATTCTTCATAAAGATTTTGAATTGTATTTTTAGCCGCGTTAAGAGATTCCTCGACGTCTTTTAAACTTTTACTACGTTGTTGATTAAGTTGGTCCAATCCTTTTTTTGTTTCAATCTGAATCTTTGTAATTCCTTCATCACTTGCATCTTTCACTTTAACAACGTAATCTTCTAAATTATCTAATTGTTCTTGTATTTCAGTGGCTCGTGCATTAATTTGTCTTTTTAATTCATCAAACATACGGATATATTTAATTTTAGTTGCACCATTAATTTTATTTATTATTGCGTCACCCACTTCGAATTCAAATTCAGTTAAAACTGCAGTTGATGATTTATCGCTATCTACCTGATTTTGATGGTTAATCGAAATATATATTTGACCTATGACAGTTGTATTCGTTGAAGCTTGTAGGAATTCAATAGGTATGGTTACTTCAATAACACCATTTAAAGGGTCAATAAAACGTACATTTTCTACTACTTGATTAGAACCGTTAGAGGATTCAAGATATATGTACGTTTCAGTGTTTTCTTCACTAATTAATAAAGGCTTTTTGTTTTTAGTCACATAAAACCTTAAAACTGCAGTTTTATCATCTAAGTTATAAAAACCGATACCTTCATCAGATATTGGTTTTAAGTAAGGTTCATTTTTAACTTCAATTTTACCAATCTTTTTTAATTCCATTATTTTTCCTCCCCATTTATAACATTTCTTAAATCATCATCGTATATAGTATTAGGGTAAATTTGTGTGAACGTATCTTCTTTAAGATTACCGTATTCTCCAGATTTTAATATCTGAATGGAATTAGCAGAATGCGTAGGAGTGAACTTCGCAAATAATTTAATTTGTTTGATTGTTACAATACCAGCACCTTTTTTCTTAACATCTAGTACCGGCATTACTGTATCAGTACGTTTTGTACCTGGTTCAGTAATCGTCGACATTTGAACTCCAGCAGCAGCGTAAATAGGGAAAGTTGTATTTCCTTTGTTGAGTCTATGTTCAATTGAAAATAAATTACGTTTTCTACTTTTATTAAATCCAAAGAATGGATGATAATTCTGAACAATATTAGGATTAATCCCCACTGTGACATCTCTATCAACGTTTATAGTCACATATCCATAGAGCTCTACAAATCCATTTGCTAAAACTTTGAAACGCTGCTGACTCATCATTATACGTTGCCATTCATTCCTTTCTGCACGTAGGGTAATGACTTCAGATGTTTTATTGTTAAATCTATCATCATATACCATCACTTTAATGAAAGGATCTAAAGATGTTTGACCATTTTGATAAGATTCAAATTGTGCCATTCTGAAAATTACATTACCTACCCAGCGTACTGAACGTCTCATTTCTTCAGGACTTTTCTTTTCACCGACACGTTTTTCATTTATTTCTGAAAGATATGACGTTGTTTTATTTCGGATACCTACCCAATTACTAAAAGACGATAATGTACTGGAACCCCAAACAACGAGATCTCCGTTACTTTTTAAATTGTTAATGAGATGAGTCATATTATTGTTTTTTTGATTGGCCCAACGCGGATAAAATAAACAGTAATCATTATTTACAGAAATAATATCATGCAAATCTAAGTGAGCAGTTAAATTATCTATACTTTGAACTAAGCTACGCATATTTTGTGATTCTTTTTCAGAAAAAGGACTTTTACCTTTGAAGTTAGATTTATCAGGATCTGTCCCTTTACCTGCCTTCCAGTTATAATCAAAATTTCTGTTTAAATCTACATTGTTCACATTCTCTCTTTCTTGATTTGCGAATCCCCACGGGTTAACCATAGGAACATAAATTAAACGTACATTTTTTCTTAAGTAAGTTAGTTGAGGATACTTTTCCCACTGATTGACCAATAGATTGAGTATATGGCACATATCAAAAAATCCAGTAGTTTCATTACCGTGTATACATGAAGTAATAAGTAGCGTTTTATTGTAATTTTGTGGTTCAAACGTAAATTTGTACACATTATATTTTCCTGATGTATCTTCTCCTATAACTTCTTTTGTAACGTATTGATTATCAACTAAAGGGTTTAAAAATGCTTCAATATGGGCTTCTGGTTCCCAATTATTTGGTGTCCCATTTTCTCCTAATCTATTTCCTGATATATATGGAGGATTCCAAATAAAGTCAACTGCACCATTAGAATGTATTTCTTTATCTAATTTTCTGTTGATTCCTAAAAAGTCATGAAGCAGTCTTTCTTGCAACAAGGGATGTACGGTACCATCTATTGATACTCTGGCTTGTTTTGTTTCAGCTATACCGTCTCCATTTGCTCCTAAAACAAGCCCATTAATATTACCGTTAAGATAATCCAAAAATGCAGAAACGTTTGTATTTCTATAATCAACCTGCATGGCTTGATGTGCATGATGCTTAGTTTCTGTGTGTGCGCGATGCTGATGATCTAGTTCATTATAATAATTAAGTATTGTTCTAAAATTATTTATCATCTTGGTTCTAAATGTGTGTCCTATTTGAATAGGAAAGTCTAAAGTTAATAACATTTTATGAACCTCCTTTTATTCCTTCTCTAAATGAGATATTCTCTTTTTAAGTTCTTCATTTTCTTTTTCCAAAATTTCTATTTTATCTAAGTAAACACCTAAACCGATGACTGCCTCTATGTGCGTGACTGGAAAATATTCTTCTCCATCTCTATCTTGTAGATATCTTATCGATACTTCTTTACTCATCAATCAATACACTTCCTACTGTTTCGTTATATTCCTCTAACACATTTAAAGAATAGTCACTAGTTTTGAATCCTTTTTTCATAAGATTATTAACCTTTCTTAACCTACGATTGAACTGTGATTGCATTTGTATAATATCTTTCTGAGCATTACTGAATTCCACTTCAATAGGCTGCGAAACAAGGGGGTGATATTCAGTAAGTTTGACAACTTTTAAATCAGTATTAAATCCGATAGGTTTGTGAATAAATCGAATAGTATTATTTTCATGAATACTTTCTAATCCTAAATAATTCGTTGCTACTTCGATTGTTGGAATATCATCAAGTGTTTCTTTTAATTTCTTCTTTAACTCTGATTGGCTTGTAATATTATCATCATATATTGTAGGGGCTTCTGATTTACCATATTGCTTATAATATGGAGACTTATATTCAGCATATACATGATAAATATCTTTACCTTTAAGAACTGCAGTTAGATTTAAAACACTACTTTTACTCGTACCAACATACATGACTGGATTAGATTTCTTATAATCAATGCCGGATTTTTTCGATTTAAAAACTCCTCTAAAAGAATGTTTACCTTTTGATAATCCTTTAGCTAAAATCACTTTTTGCGTCGAAGCATGAGCGTTGTAACAATCAAAAGTCCCTTTGGACTTATCATCAATAAACACTTCGATTATTCCACCTTTAGGTCCTTTTTTTAGATTCCAAGTTAAGGTTTCATTTCCCCACTTACAATCAAATGTCTTATAAAAGGAGTCTCCTATATGTTCAGTAGACCAAGTCCCTTCCTTTTTAAAATTTCCAGAGTATGAGAAGTCTTTAGGCTTTATAGGTTTATAGTTTTTCGTTTCGGATTTTGACTTTTTCTTTCCATATCCTTGAATGTAGGTGCGTAATTCAGTTGTGATTGTTTTAGCCGAAACCGAACTATTATTATATTTATAAACTAATATTTCATCTGATTTTTTATAAAAATTATCAGGTGTATAAATATGGAAAGTTTTATTATCAGCAAAAAATATATAGCCAAAATGCTCAGCACCTTCAATAAGATGTTCTAAACCATTTTTATCTCCTAACTCTTCAATATATTTAATCTCATTAAATTTTCCATGTAACTTATAATCGAAATTAAGTTTATTATTTTTGAATGCAAAATCAAGGTACTCTTTAACTTTCATAGAAATTTTTGTTTCAGTCTCATCTTCATCATTCAGTGACTCATCATCTAAATCTTTAGGTATATAATGATTTTGAAATTCCATAGAAATATGTTTAGCCTCAATTTCATTAAGTATTACACCTTCTTCATACTTAAGTTCAGTAGATTTAATAACATATTTCTGGCCCTTCCAAATTAAATAATTTTCATTAATCAAACTATCGAATATATCGGCGTTAACATTAGTTTTATAAGCAGTGAGAGATATGGATCGCTCATTATTTTGTTCATATTCATATTTAAAGGAACCAAAGTCAAAGTCATTAACAATTTCCGAAAATGTCCCTTCTCTATTCATAAATATTAGATTTTCCAATATTCTCACCTACCTATAAATGTAATTAAATATAAATTCTGTTTTAGGACTATTGGATATATTGTGACCTCTAATTAAAATTTCATTCCAACCCGGCGCTAAAGTAATAAAATCATAATTTGTGTCTTTACCAACTCTTTTATTATTAATATAAGGATGCACCCCTATAATCGAAACCGTATTACGCTTTTTGAGAGGTTTTTTATATTGAAATATGTCATTTGTGGTTAGATTAACGATTTCAAATCCATAAGGTGCTGTAAGTGTGCAATTAATATTTAATTTGTGTCTTAATAAAGGATTAATGGTGTCTTTAGAACCGTTAAATATTTTAAAGTAACGAATATTGTGTTTATATTTAACTTCATCACTTCCAATAACACCTTGTTCAAACTGCCAACTTTCATCAGTCCAACTAAATTCAGAAGTGTCTTTTAATGATTCTGCATATCCTTTGTAGACAGAGTAAGTCACCTCAATAAGTCCAAATTGACTTGTTAGGCTTTCATTACTCACTCCTTCTGGTATAACTGCATACTTTTTACCTGGCATATCTGAATGCCATACGAAATAAGGATCTCTCCTATTTATCAATTGACGTAACTTTTCTTTTGCTAATCTATATTCTTTATAATCCATGCCTTTATATGAAAATCTCAGTATCAAATTAAAAGGACCGAAATTCATCGATCCTTGTAAAACGCCATCGCTACCATTAACTTCAATCTGATTAGACTTTCTATCTAAATCCTCTTCTTCAAATTCTAGAAACTTAAGATGAGGAATATCCGTTAGTGTTTCTTCGAAATGATCGTTAAATATTTTTACTTTTTTATTTTCCAATTTATAAACCTCCCTGGCTATAAGCAGCGAGTCTTAACCTTGAACCTTGTGCCTGACTTACATCGCGTTCTGAAAAACCTTTCGGTTGTTTTTCAATAGTTTTATTACTTCGTGCTATTTCCATTAACACGTTTATTTGTTTCTGTTGATTTTCTATCATTTGTAGTAGTAATTCTGCGTTATCAACTGTATTACTAGTAACGCTAGGTGTACGTAATTGATTAGGTCGTTTATTTCTGTTACTTCCACTAATTTTACTTGCAGCAAGATGTAGCAATTTCATCGCATCTGATTGTTTGCTTGGATCTGTAGGGATTACAATTTCTGGATAACCACCCTCAGCAAGTTGATACATTCCTGTGGTATTAATAACCCCGCCTGTAGCATAAGCAAAGTCACCAGCTCGTTTAAATGCACTTCTCCAACTCCCCATAATAGGAACCCACTTACCTACAATGTAACGCATAGCAGATATAGCTTCGTCAGTTGGATTTAAGATGTTTCCGTGTCCTGGTTTAGCATATGCTCTAAAAGATGGTTCAATCATTTGGAACATACCTTTAGAAGGCGTTCCTTTTTGTGCGTTGATGTCCCAGTTATTAACCGCATCTGATTGGAAGTTAGACTCACGTTTGGCAACTCTCATCATTTGTTCGGTAATATAAGACGATTTATAACGTCCACCTAAAATAGATTGTGCTCTTTGAATTGCTCTACGTGCGTTTGCAGAACCACTACCACCAACTTTTCCGCCACCGCCATGACCTTTAAGCCATTTAGCAGGGTTTACTGTCCCTCTGTTTGTGATGTCATCATGGCGACCTCTTTCAACTTGGAAGTGTACGTGTGGACCAGTAGTCCATTGACCTGAATTACCTGTTTTAGCCATTGGTTCTCCAGCTTTGATTTTACCTTGTTTTAATATTTTAGATAAGTGCATAAAGAACAATGTGAACTGACCTGTTAAAAGTCGTGCAACAAGTCCTCCACCTAAGTTGTGGATAGCTTTTACATTTCCATCATTGGTAGCATTGATAGTTGTACCATATGGAGCGCCATAGTCAATACCAAAGTGAGCACCACCATTAAAACTATAACCAGGAGCACCACCATTAGGATAATACCCCGTAGTAATTGGGAATTTAGTGAACGAAGAACCATCTCCACCGCCTGCAGAGTCTAAACCTTCATTAAAGAAGTCTTTAATACCATTTTTAAGTTTCTTAATCATAGCTGTCATTAAATCAAATGGTAATGGTGCATTTTTCATAAAGTCTAGGTTAAAACCAACTTTCTCAAAGACTTTATTTACCAATTTCATAGGATGACCTACATAATCAAAAACATCTCCAATACCCTTGATAACAGTGCTAGACACATCTTTAGCTTTATCAAGTGCTTTTGTACCTATGTCTTTTGCTTTGTCAAACGTAGTACCACCTATGTCTCTTGCTTTACCACCAATGTCTTTTACTTTATTAACATCATTTTTTACACCAGAGCTAATAACATCTAATATACCGTCTTTCTTTTTAGTACCTTTACTAAATTTAGGTAGTTTTTTCTTCTTAGTGTCATATCCTGAATTAGATAAAATAGCATGTGTTTGCGCGCCACTATATACACTTGAGCCTTTAGGTAAGAATGTTGTTGTATCTTTGTTAGGTGTTAGTGCCATTCTTCCGTTAGGATAACGGATCATTTCATTTCTAAAGCCACCAGGTCCATTACCTCGACCTCTATCTCCTACAGTAGCCATTGTACCTTTATTGATTTTACCGTTGGTAATATAACTTTGTGTATGCGTAGATTGAGTACCTGTAGATAATTTAATCTTAGGTATTTTATCCATACCTAATTTATCTGCGACCCAGTTAACACCTTTGATTAATCCATTAAGGCCTTTTTTAACGCCTTTAACCATTCCGCCAAAAAGATTCCCAATTTTACCGGTAACTGTTTTGATACCGTCTCTCATTTTATTCATGGTGCCCATAACTTTCGATTTCATGCCATTTACTATAGATACAGTAGTACTTTTAATTCCATTCCATTTCTTGCTCATGAAGCCACCTACAGCATTCATGGTGTTATGAGTACCTTTTTTAAGTGATCCCCAAGCACCTTTGACGCCTGACCATAGAGCTTTCGCTTTATTAACAGTACCTTTTTTAATACTGTTCCATTTAGAACTCATGAAACTGCCAACTGCTTTAAATATGCCAATTGTACCTTTTTTGAGTGCATTCCATGTATTTTTAACTCCAGACCATAATGCTTTTGCTTTATTCACTACTGATTTTTTTATAGCCGTCCAGATTTTAACTGCGGCATTCTTTACAGCATTAAATATTACAACAATACCTTTTTTTAATGCGTTAAATACAGATAGAACACCTTTGCGCAAAGCTCGAACGATTCCTAACACACCATTTTTTAATGCAGTCCAAACTTTAATAGAGAAACTCTTAATAGCATTAAATATCGTAACTACTATGCGCTTAATAAGGTTGATATTAAATTTTACTTGCGCAACATATGCTTTAATAATTGCTATAACACCGTTCTTTAAGGCGGTCCAGATTTTAATAGCAGCATTTTTCATGCCATTCCATAAAGCTGATAAGACATTTTTTAATGCTTGAATAGGATGTTGAACAGCAAATTTAATAGCGTTCCATATTATTACAGCACTTTTTTTAATCGCGTTCCAAATGGCAATTGTAGAGTTTTTAATTGCGTTCCAAATATTAATAATATAAGGTTTGATAAAACCAAATATAGCTATTGCAGCATTTTTTATTGAATTCCAAATGCCGATAACTGCATCTCTAAACGAGCTATTTGTTTTCCATAAATGAATAAGCCCTGCTACTAATAATCCGATGGCTGTAATAACTATACCGACTGGTCCAGTCATAAATCTTATTGCTAATCCCAAGCCTTTAGTTGCTAAAGCTGCACCTTTAGTAACTGTAGTCCAAGCTGTTGTTGCAGCTGCAGCAATTTTAGTTTTCATAGCCTGTATTGTCTGAGAAGTGGTTAATGCAGCCACCGCATATCTATAACCATTTGCGATACCACGAGCAGTGGCAGTAACGCCATTCCAAATACCAGTCGCTGCTGCACTGGTTTTAGATAAAAATGATAGTGTTCTCATACTCGTCATTAAAGAGCCTAATACTGTTATAGCAGTGCCAATTGTTGATGCCATAACGCCAAAGACCATTAGTAGTGGACCAATAGCTGCGGCGAGTAATCCTACAACTGCAATCGTTTTTTGAACGCCAGTAGGTAAATTAGAAAACTTATTCGCTAATGATGTAATCCATTTAGCAGCTTTATATAACATTGGGGCTAATGCATCACCTAATGAAATCGCTAAACTTTCAATTGCCGATTTCATTTTACGCATTGCGCCACCAATACCGCCCTCCATTTCTTTAGCCATTCTTTTTGAAGCACCTTTAGAGCCGTCTATGGATTTAGTTAGCTTTTTATAATCTTCGTCTGATGCATTGATAACTGCTAATGCACCACTCATGGCCTCTTTACCAAATATTGTACTAGCTGCGGCTGCTTGTTGGTCTTTAGATAGACCACCCATTTTACCTCTAAGTTGATCTAAAACATCTCTCATAGGTAACATTTCACCGTTGCTATCAGTAATAGATATTCCCAGTTTATCCATTTCGTCTTTCATTGCTTTTGTTGGTTTAGAAAGGTTGGTAAACATTGTTCTTAATGCTGTGCCGGCTTTTTCACCTTTTATCCCAGCATTAGACATCAAACCAATAGCTACTGATGTATCTTCTATCGTGTAACCTAACGCACCAGCAACTGGAGCAGCGTATTTAAACGCTTCACCTAAACCACGTACATCAGTATTAGCTTTCGAACTCGTTTGAGCCAAAACATCAGCAAAGTGAGTACTATCTTTAGCTTTCATGCCAAATGCAGTTAAGTTGTCGGTTACAATATCAGACACGCTTGCCAAATCTTCACCAGATGCGGCAGCTAAATCCATTACACCACCAATACCTTTTAGCATATCTTTGGTGTCCCAACCTGCAAGTGCCATGTAGTTCATCGCTTCAGCAGATTCCGAAGCAGTGAATTTAGTATCTCGACCCATTTGAAGTGCTTTTATTCTAAGCTGGTTAAACTCATCTCCAGTAGCACCAGATGTGGCTTTTACTTTACGCATGGAATCGTCGAAGTCTATACTTTTCTTCACCGCAGCGCCAAAACCTGCTGCAATTGGTGCAGTAACGTGTAAACTCATGTTACGCCCGACTGACTTCATTGAATCTCCTATGGATCTTATCTTAGGTCCTATTTCAGAAAATGCTTGCCCAAGTCTACCGACAGATGATTTACTTACTGCAATCATTTCTCTGTATTTGCCACGTGTTTGGTCGAGTTCGTTTTGTAAATAGTTGAGATTGTCAGCTTGTCGACTATATTCCTGCCTTAATTGAGCGGCTTTTTTACTGTTTATACCAGATTCTCTTGATACTTCTTGGTATTTTGCTTTTAACGCTGCAACGTTAGCTTTAGATTCTTTGACTGCTTGCGATAATTCCCTAGTTCTTAACTTGTATGAGTTCAAACTTTTTTCAGAATACTTAAAGTTATTGTTAGATAATTTTAAGTCAGCGTTTAACCCTTTAAAGCTACGTTTTATTTCTGTAATACTACGCTGGACACCCATGTCCTTCATTGAGAGGTCTATCTGTAAACCTTTTATTCTTTCTGCCATCACTCCACCTCCTTGCTTATAAAATGTATTACATGAACGCGTCAATCATACTGTTTGTTTTCTTGACGTTTTTCTTATTACTTTCGTCAACTAACTCCATGAAAAATGCAAAAGGCATGTTTAATATGTCATTGATATCCTTGCCGCCTTCTTCCATCATTTTCAACATTAACTTCTTCATATTTTCCTTATGTTCTTTATAATTAATAGGTTTTAAATCATTTTGGCTAGTTGCTTTTTTCTTTCTTCATCCATTTGACCTTGTGCAATAAATTGAATTTGTTGTTGTAATTCTTCTACAGCATCTGGTGCGTGTAATCTGTCTAATAAGTCATCTTTTGTAAATTGGTTATTGTAGATATCAACCACCATGTCTAACATTTGGTCGATATTCTCTTGTGCAGAAGTGTTTTCGTCTGATGCACCGTCCATTAAATCAGCTGCATCATAGATTTTACGGAAAGGAATTTGTGTAGGTGTAATGAATGTATCGTATTTTGCGTTGCCTTCTGTATCTGTTACTGCGTTACCTTTTTTGTCTACTTGTACTAATTTAATAAAATTACGTTTAGCCATTTATAATTGCTCCTTTGATTTTTATTTGCAAATAAAAAGAGGACACGAAGTCCTCGATAATAGTTATTCTTCTAATTCTTTGATTAACGCTTTTCCACGTCTGTTATTGCTTGTAGAAAGGTCTAATAATCTCTCATGCGATACTTTTTTGTTTGCTGGTTTAGGATAAGTATCGCCAACATTGTAAACTTTATTCTTATCCTCTAAATCAATGAATTTGTGTAAAACTTCATACTTATTTTTAGCCATAATCAAACCTCCTGTATGTTATGCGCCTAGTTCTGATTCTGTTTCACTAGATTCTTTTGGATCATCACTGCTTGGTGCAGATTCGCCAAAAACAGCCTCCCAAATAGCGTCTTTCATAACAGTTGTACCTTTGGCATCATGGCCAAGTAACATTGCTTTTTCTTCTTCAAACCCTTTTACTTTAGCTTGCATAAATTCTGCAGTAGTAGAGTCTGAACTGAATTCAACGCCATCTTCTTTTGTATTTCCTTCTAATTCAGGGAAAGTGAATAAACCTTTAGGCAATCCAACATATTCACGTGAACCATCTTCCATAGTTTTCGCAAACATAACAGCTACATATGGTGGTGTATCGTTACCAACTGACACGATGCCGTCCTCTGATTTTTCTAAACCAAACAGTGCCACCCTATCTTCTAATGGTAACTTGTGGAAACCAGCTTCTACTTCAATTGTTCCGTTAGCAACTGCCATTTCTGCAACTTGGTTATCACCATATGCCTTCTCAATGTCTTGATCTTTAGATACTGAAATTTCTTGTAAATATTTAATGCGTTCTGGATCAGCAACTTTTTGAACGCCACCTTCACCATGCACTTTGTAATAAAATTCTGTTAAACCTGTAAATGAACGATAATTTTTCTCTGCCATATTAAAACACTCCTAAATTTTAAAATATTGTTTACCTTCAAACCTTTTAGCTTGTCTGTAGATACTAAATTCTTTTATATATTCTGGTTTAATGGAAGATGTTTCACCAAATCCCAATACTTCCCACATTATTCGTTGTATTAAAAAGACGAGCCTATCGGATAGGACTCGTCCGTTTACACCTTGTTTTTGTTTTACAAATACATCTATTTGATAAAAATATTCGTAAGTGAGATTATCATTATCACCAAAATCAGTAGGTGTAGGTGTATCTAATGGATCTATGACAATCACTACATCTTTAATTTCTTGTGCGTTTGGATAATCAAAGAATTTAATATTGTTCTTTTGAACATGGTTCATAATTTCTTTGTTATCTATAATCGCTTCGTATATTTTCATTGTGATGTCATCCAATAAATTACACCCTCTTTCTCATTTCTTCTTTTACTGTTCTGAAATACGTTTCTCTGCCTTCACGCATAGCGTTTTCAATAACACCTTTACCAGCTGTATTAACCCACTTTCCAGAACGATCAAAGTGACCATATTCATTTAGGTGGATAATACGATAACGTTGTTTAGGACCTCGCCAATGAATTTTAACGGTTCTTACACCGCTTATCGTCATAGGTTTTGAAAGCGTAGTTTCTTCTACCGATTCTCCAGTGTCTTTAAAAGTTTTCATATTACTTTTGATAATACTTACAACCTTGTTTCCACCTTTAGTTAATGCATAATCAGTGATACGCTTTGTTGCTGATTTTCCATAATGCTTTTCTAAATAGGCGATTATTTCTTTATCGCCTTTCATTGTTATAGTCATTCTTCTTCACCCACCACTTTAATGTAATTAGGCGTCTTAGAAGGTGCTACATTTTTGATATTAAAAAACAACCCCGCATACATACCATTTTTTATCTCAAATACGTGTTTTGGATTTGGTAGAAATTGAGGTTGTGCGTCTCTAATATTTAATGTAACTGACCTTTTACTAAGTTCTAAATTACCTAACTGTACATCTTTTTGTGTTGGCTCATACATTCCAGCAAAACAACTGTATATTTCTTTCTGTTCATTCATACCTGCCTCTGGTCCATCATTCACAACTTCATAAAAAGTAACTCTGTAATCTAATTGGTTAAGATTCATCGGCTATCACCTCGATGTTATCTTTTCGCCACTTAACCAGATTACTTCTTAGTGTTTGTATAAGTTTCATTGATGATGCAGGCACATCAAATGATTGTTCATTAGATGTGATTGAACGATTATCGTAGTGGTGAGCAATAATATTTAAGACCGCTAAATTGAATATAGGATTATTGTTGTAGAATTTATCATCTTCTTCATCTAAAGAAACAGCAGTCTTAACTTCACTGATTGCTCCAGGTAAATAAACTTCCATAATTAAATCATCGTCAAAATCATGGTCGACGCGTATCGCTTGTTTAATAGATTCAACGTTATCTATTTCGAACATTGAAATCACCTACTTTGCTTATGCTCCTAAATCTCCGCTAGGTGCTGCTTCATCTTCAAATGTTACAAAGAAACCAGCATTTTTATCAGCTTGTTTAACATCGAAACGGAAAGCACCCATCAAGTATTTACCGTATATTTCATTTTCAATCCATTGAACAGAAACGTCTGTACGATCTGCAAATAACACACCACGTTTTACATCACCGATAAATGCTAGTGCATCTCCATTTTTACCTAATAAGTCATCACGCACAACTGTTACATTCATACCTAACACAGTGTTACCTGCAGTGTTGATGATACTGTCTTGTAGTAAATAACGACCGTTACCATCTTTTAATGTATCTAGTTTTTGATAGAAACTTTGAGTACAGATAATTTGACGGTCATAACCTGGATCTAGCTTAACATTGATGATTGCTTTCAAATCATCTACATTAGATACAGAAGTAGGATTAAACGCCTTTAACACTCCACCAATTTTTTCATTTAATGTATTGATTTTTTGTTCCTTGATATTTTCAGATACGATTGCAGTTAAATTCGCAACAGAATCATCTAAAGCTTCTTGTGAGATTGGAATTGCTCCACGATATGTTTCAACTTCCCAATTCACTGTTTCGAATTCCGGACGAGCTAACTCTGGGTTTTTCTCTAATTCAGCAACAGTGTTGAATTTAGCGTTAGCACGTTTCAAGATTGGGTATTTACCACTTGCAGTTGATACTGATGTTTTTTCTACCAACTCTGATAAATCTTGTACTGTTTTTACTTCTTTTTCAGGAATATATTTAATATCCTCTGGGATTGTTACGCCAACGTCATCTGATTTAACGTTGTCACGTTTAGCCCCTTTTGATTTCATGTACTGTTCAAATGCTAATACTTCTTCGTTTGTCTCTGGATTTTGATTTAATTTCGCCATAGAACGTTTCGCTCCTTTTCTTTTGTTTTTTTCTTTTTCTTCTTCTAATTCTTCTTCTGTTGGTTCTTCTACTTTTTCAATAGTAGGTGTTTCTGGTGTTTCTTCAGGTTTGTCATCTGGTTTTGGTGCATCATCAGGTTTTTCTTCATCTGAAGTTCCTTCTGGTTCATCATCAGAAGGTTTGTTCTCTGATTCTTCTCCAGAATTACCATCTTTGTTATCTTCAACTTCTGCACCTTCATCTTTAGGTGGTTCATCTTGTTTAGGTGCTGACTCTTCAATTTCTTTTGAAAGCTGTTCGAGTTCTTCGTACTCTTTCTTTTGAGCATCAATATCAGCTTTTAAATTACGAGCAGTTTCGAGATCGCCCTTTTCAACTGCTTCTTGCGCTTTAGAAATCAAATTGGCGATTTCTTCTTTACGCTCATCTAAATTAGCCATGTGTAAGCCTCCTTATTAAATTTGGGTATAAAAAATAGCCTTACGTTTCAAAACGTAGGCTTTCTAAATCCAATGCTATCTTCATTTGTTCCAACTGTTTGAATTTCTTTAAGTCTTTCGCACGTTGACCGACCTCAACCGATGTATCTTTATAAGCTGGCATTGTAACAATGCTAACCTCAATCAATTCATCGATTTTATTTATGGTTTGAACGTACTCATTATCTATGTTTTGCCACGTACGAGCCGTTGAGTCATTAGGCGGCAATGTGTAAAAGAAACTGCACTGATTTACGTTGCCCGCCTTAATATTTTCATAAATATCTCTGGCGTAAGATGTGTTAGGTAGGTGACATTTAAAGTACAAGCCCTTTTCATCTACTTTTAACTCAAGTGTTCCAGCCTGTGTGCGTCCTATAACGTAATTGAAATCATGATTGATTAAACATTTCACATCGCTTATATCTACATCATCTAAGGCGTTAGGTGCTACAATTTCTCTGAACCCACCCAAGTCATCACTCATTGTATTAAAGATAATTGCGTACCCCTTAATAACCATATCTTGTGTTCCAGTGTCAACGTTACTATTCGTCATACTCATCACCCCCTTTAATGGAGTTCTTTTCAACTTCTTTGTCAATTTTCGATTTTTGATAATTTTCTAAAGTGTTAAGTGGCGCTCTGTTAAGGTCAACCAATGGTTGTTCACCATGTTCAATAGGTTGATAACCAAATACACTTCTTGCTTCGTCTGTTGAAATAATTCCTTTACTATGCAATTCGGTAATACGTTGTAATTGTAGCTCTGGATCAATGTCGATGAGACGTGATGAATCAAACTCTAATTCGTAACCCGAATCAATAAACTTAAATATTTTTGTTTCGAGTTCTGCAATCATCATTTTAAATATTGGATCTAGTGTACTTTGCAAATATTCTAGGTTAGCTTGTGTGATAGATGTGTTGACTGTTTCAATACCTAGCTTCGATACTGGTAAACCAAACGCTTTAGCAACTTGAGATGTACTGAACTTATAACTATTTAAGAAGTTCAATACTTCGGTAGGAATTTGCAACCTGCTGAATTCCATTGTGTCATCGATAGCAACTAAACCACCGTTGTTTTTTAATTGGCTTTCTGAGAAATTCTTTTTCAAATCTCTTAATTGTTCAGCATTGATTTGCCCTTTTTTATACTTCAACACTGATGTTGATGTACCGCCATTGTCGAAGAAGTTACGTAAGAAACTCTTAGAGCCTTGAGAAATACCAATCTCATGTGCTAGTGCATATAAAGGACTATATCCTACATATCCATCTAATGTGATATATCTAAAGTGCAATATATCATCGCTTGTTATCTTAACAGCATTACCTTCAAAATCTTCGTTAACATTGTAAATAATATCCCCGTCTTTTTCTTCAATTCCTACTAAATCGTTATGTAAGAAGTGGAAACCGACAGGAAAATCATTTTTATCCCTTATGATTTCAACAAAAGATTGACCGTTAAGCAGCATATTCGCGATGATTATAAACTTAAAGTGCCAACCCGGTAAGTCCGAATACGGATTGTTATTAAATAGATCCAGTATTTGGTTCATCACTGTATTTGTTTCGTGACCTTTAACTTTCAACTTGGTACTTGCAATGTCTGCAGATATAATTCGTGTAGCAGTGAATACATCGCTATTACGTAAAGCATTTATACCAACATAACTTGCGTGTGTGCCATGTTCTTGCCAATACAAAAGTCGTTCTAAATCTCTATTCATTTTTCCTTGCTTACTTGTAAAACCTAAATCTAGTAATGGCATCTTTAACTGTCACCCCCTTTCTGACTTATCGAGGTATTGTCATATGCTTGATTTAAAACGCCTGAGAGGCCTATGAGTAGCAATCCACCAACAATATAAGCTAATGGCTTCCAAAGTATAAATAAGCCATAGAATAGCCCTATTAAGCCCACAACAAACAATAGTATTACTACAAGTGCGTATAAGAACTTTTTCATTATCACACCTCCTATAAGAACAATGGCATTAAAGTTTCACTATCCCATTCATGTTCACAAGCCATCACATAAGCGAATATAGTCGACATGAGCGGATCTATCTTTTCTCTATTCATTTTCTTTTCAATCATCAATGAGTCATTAGTATCTTTAGCTACTGCATTTTTTATCGCAATATCTAGTAACGGATTTTTATGATGTTTAATGTCGCCATTAATCACTTTCAATCTAAAATCTAGTATCGGATTAGATAACGTTTGTGGTCCTTGTCTAATTTCTACCAAATCATAAGGCCAATCTCTACGTTCAATCTCTGCAATAACGCCATGTATTGAGTAAGGATCATAACATAATGCTTGTACATCTAGTTTATATTTGTCGATATAATCCTCTATATAATTCAAAACTTGATCAGTATTGATAATTCCACTTTGTAAATCGGTAATCGTACAATAACCGTTTTCTGCAATTTGTCTATAATCTATAAAATCTCTATCAATTTTTCCATCTAGTCCACCTTTAGTAGCCACAAACGAATGACTGGTTACATAATACTCTTGATTATCTTCATTAAGATGAACGAACGACACTGCGGTTAAGTCATCAGCACGTGATAAGTCTAGGCCGATATAAGTTTTAGACCCATGTATATCAAAATCTGTTTCATTCTTTTTCCAATCATTGAAATCTAAGTAAGATTCTGTACTTGCTTGTAACCAATAATTGAAGTTTTTAACAAGTACCTTGAACATAGATCCTTTTTTATTAGCCTCTGCTACGCGTTTTTCCAAATACTCTTCAATTTGTTCTTTTAAGTCGTCTGATTCATTGATTAATGGATTGGACTTGGCCCATGTTGTTTTATCTTGCCATTCATCTTCCGAGTCTTGTTCATAGATAATCGCAAAGTATTCTGGATCATCATAAATTTCAGCTAAAATATCTTTAGCATAAGGCCATTCATTTACAAACATCGGTGAATTTAAGTTAAAACCTGCGGTACTGATGATAAATATAAGTGATTGGTATAAGTTACCTTGACCAGATTGAATTAACTCTACCATTTCATCTGTTTTCGCTGCATGGTATTCATCAATAACAGCTAGGAATGGTTCGAAACCATCGACTGCACTTGTATCACGTGATAATGGCATAACGAAAGAGTCATCACGCAAGTTATTAAGCAACTCGCGTACTTTTTTAACGTCTTTCTTTAATTCTGGTACTTTTGATACTAAATGCATAAGTTGTTTAGTTACCATGTTGAATACTACGCTTGCTTGTTTCTTGTCATTAGCTGCGCAAAATATCTGTCTGCCTTCTGCTGGTTCCCTATCGAATAAAAAAGAATAAAGTACAAGTCCACTTACTAAAAGTGACTTACCTCCTTTTCTTGACATTGAGATAAAAGCTTTTCTAAATCTCAGCATATCTCTGTCTTTCGTGAACCAACCTCTGACATTTGCGACAATGAACTTTTGAAACAATGTCAATTTGTGTATCTTACCTTTTGTATCAGGTAGTGTTTCCATGAATTTAATAACCTTTTTGGCACGTTTAGGTTTATAGTTATAATTCCATTCAGGATTATCTATTGACTTGTGTATGTCTTTTAAATGACGAATACAGGCAAGTCTAGTATCCTTACATGTAATGTATGCACCGGATAGAACCATGACACAGTATTTGTATGCATCATCTCTTAAATCATTGGGTATATTTAGAAGCTTTTCATACACTTTAGGTATTTTAACGTTAGTCATCTTCATCAACACCAAATTCATCGTAAACCGATTTTGCTTTATCCTTTTCAACCGGTACAACTAAACGCATACGACTATCAATTGTCATACCCAATTTGCCACATATACTTATAATTTCTCTTGTAGTATCCATGAATGTGACATATGGTCCTGTTTTACGATGGTTATCTGGTTGATACGTACCAACTTGTTGCATTTCTTGGTATGCTTCGTCACTAATGTCGACTAACTGGCAATATTTCTTGATTAAACCATAATCTAGTTCAGCAATTGGTAGTTGTTGTAAAAGAGGAACAACACGCACCCATTCTTTAGCAGCACCTTCGGTTAAATCTTCTGGTAAATTTTCTGCATTAATCTGGTCGAACTCATAAAGCCCATTTTCAACGTTTTCTGCTTCTTGCAATTCTTCTTTAGTGCGGTGTCCTTGCTTTTGTAGGTTCAATTTACGTGGTCTAGCCATCTAACCACCTCCTTTTGTAAAATTACAACATTAAGTTTTGGGAATTTGGTCGGAAATGAGGCCGGCTCGTTTAACTCGAACCTTAGAGCCACAGGGGTTTTAGAACGCCCCGTTAATTTTATAAGAACATATATTATAAAAATTATTTTTTGTGAATTTTATTGTGACACCCGATACAGACTACCTCTAAATTATCCATATCCAGTCTTTTACCCCAGTCCTCTTTTAGCTCTACCTTATGGTGAACAATCAAATCTTTATCATTCACTATGCCTTTATTCAAACAGTATTGACACAAGTAATTATCACGTAATAATACTTGTTTACGTAACTTACGCCACTGAGAACTGTTGTAGAACGATGTATACTCTTTGTTGCGCTTATTATGTCTAACCTCTTGGTTATACCTTTGTGTATTGGCTTTCCTATAGTCTTGTAGCTCGCTTTGACTATAAGTTCTGTTTCCTAATCTAACTTTTGGTTCTTTAAACAAATTTTCTTTTCAACTTCTTTCAATGAATTGAATTTCAATTACTAAAATAAAAAGACAAAACGAAATAAGATTTATAATCTCAAATCATTTTGTCTTTAACTTTAGAAAATGTTTTATCAATCAAATAGAAATTAATCTTACAAAGATTATGATTAAGAAAACATTTCTTTTAACATTCAATTGTTAAACAACAAATAATATTAACAACAAACAAACTTTACTTTTGATTTATTATTTAATGTTTCTATCAATCTCTTAAACTAACGAAACCTTTTGACATATAAATGAATGTTTATTGTCATGTATGTCACACACTAAAGTGATGACCTAAAAGTATGTGACCTTAAATAGTAACACCTTCAAACCCCACCTTAAATAAGTAGTGTCCTTTAATATGTGCGTCCTTATTCTGTGGGTAGTTAAGATAGTTGCATACAAAAAGACACGCTACAAAAGTAACGTGCCTCAAGAATATAGTGTTGGATCACATACCTACTGAACAACGACTCCACTCTTAAAGATGTTATCCAGTTTTTCTTATGCTACTATAATACCCTATTGACAACCCGCACTTCTAGTATGTCGGAAGTGCGCCTTAGTCAAAACTCACCCAACCAATTCTTTTAGCTGTCTCTCTCATCAGTTGATTACGCATACGAAGTGTAGCATCTCTACTGATTGTTTTGTTATCTTTTCTTGCCTTTGTTAACTCATGTGCAATGTCTGGCCATTCATATACTGTTAAGTCTTTTTCCCAATATCTATAATCAACTATAAGCTTTTGTTCCTGTGTAGCATTATTATATACATCTTCAATAGCTTGTATAATTGCTTGTAAGTTATTATACTTCAAGTCACTGTGTAACTTAGTAACTTCATTCTCTACTGGACTTGATGGCAAGTTACTTTTGCCTCCGCCAGTATTTGTATCTTGAGGCTGATATAATAATTCATATCGTCTGTATAATAACTGCCCTTTCATATCTTCATAATTACGAAAGAACTGTTCTAACTTTGGTATATCCTCTTTACCTAAATTCATAAGAAACCTCCGATACTTACTTTTTGTTATCTTCAAAATACTTAATTTGACGACTTAATAATTCGTTATAGTATTTATATTCACTTACTTTGACTCTCAGTTCACTTTGAACACATAATGATATTAAGAGTGCAATAGCCAATATAATCGAAAGAATAATCCACATTAACAATTCACCTCGTTTATATCTTGCTTATCAGTATTAATTGCATAATCACTCGGCACTTCCACCTCATCGTTTGCAGTCAACTTATAATACACTTCTCTACCAATCCATTTACCTAACTCATACATAGCGATAGTAAACCAAATTTTTAATATGCGTTTAATCATTGCGTTCACTCCTTATCCCAATCTTTCTTGCAAACGATATAGTTTTCTAAGTTGTAATCTATCGTGCTGACTTAATATACGCTTTGCTTTCTCTTTCGCTTCTTCCTTATCCTCTGCTTCTACCAACGTCATACATTCATTCTCTCTAGGTTGTTCTACATCTACATACACATTACCTGTATCGTCTTTAAATTCTCTAATTAGGAATTGTTTCACGGTATCACCAACTCACTCTTTCTAATCGTTTTTGATAATATGGCAAAGTATCATAGAACTCTCTAGCCTCTGTTTTCCAATAAAATCTTTTGCCATGTGATTTGCCATTATCATCAACCCATACTACGTTCCATACACTCATGCTAAATGTATCTGAAAGTCCTTTAATAAGTCCTAACACTCCCACTCACTCCTTACCTAGTATTCTTTTAATCTCTGCTACTATGTCTTTATTCTTTAAGGTCTGCTTCTTTGATGAATGTTCCATTGATTGTCTTTCCTTTTCTTCCTTTAATCTCATCATAAGCAAATTGTAAACACTCCTGTAAGGTCATATCATGTTGTTGCGCTAATATAATTAATGTAACGACTGTATCGCCTATACCGTCTTTCAGTGCGTCCATTTGCCCACGTGACAATGCAGCAGCTACTTCTCCGGCTTCCTCATAGAATTTAAGCGCTTGTCTATCTGAATTACCTTTGTGTAAATCTTTATCAATACTCCATTGTTGTACTTGTTCTACTAATTGATCTAGTGTTAATGTGTTTGTCATTTATTGTTCCTCCGTATATTTTCTTGTATTCCAAATTTTAACCAGCTTAGCAACACTGTCTGTTTCAACATGTAACCATGTAGATGGTTGTATTTTACATTTATGGTTAGTACATTCAATTAACGCTCTGTTTATTGAATATCTTATGTCAGCTCGACCACCACAAAATGGACATGGTTTAATATCTTGAACGCTCATCACTACCACGCTCCAAATTCTTTAATTTACTAGTTAAATATCCATTCTTGAATAACATCATTTACTTTTTCGATATATTCTTCACTAAGAAGCTCATCTTTATCAATGTTAATATCTAAAATTTCATCAAACGCCTTCGCTTTACTTTTCGTTTCTGCCATATCATTGATGAGTTCATCACGTTGCTTACGGAAACTGTCACGTTCTTGTTTTAATCGTTGAATATCATCAGTCCATTTTTGGACTTGTGATCCATGTACAACGAATTTTGGATCTTCTACCACTTACTCGTCCTCCAATAACTCTGGATTTTGAAATTTATTACCAATCACTGTTAAATAATTTTCTGCTGTTGTTCTATATAATTCATATTTTTCAGTAGTTTCTTCCATGCTTATTCCAAAACAGGCTTTATAACTATTCCAAACAATAATGCCTTTAGTTTTAAAACGTTTGTCATACGGGTATTTAAGCTCTACAATGTCTCCTTCATAAATTTCAGTAATGTCATCATCATACAAACTTGCAATGCCTGTTGATTGCATTAATTCGACTTCATCAAGTTTTCTTTCGTAAACAAATATACCACTCTCTAAAATAATACTGCCAAGACTAAACCATATAGCCACAACACTACACATTCGTTTTTCTTTCTTATCCCACGCTCTAATTTTCAAATTATCCATTCTAAGCACTCCTTACTTAAAAATATTATCCTTCAATTTCGTATATTTCCTCTTTAATTCTTTCAATCAAATTATCTATACTTTCTCTAATATCTTTACCACTTAAATTTTTAGGCTCTGCCATCGTTTCATTTCTAAGATAGCCTAAATACCCTATTATATTTAAGAGTAATATTTCTGTTTCTTTAATTCTGTCACATGCTTTACTGTCTTTTCTTGTTTCTCTATGAAATTTTATTCCTTGTAACAAAAGTTCTGCTGTAATATCATTTTCAATATTAATTTTCATTATCCTCACGCTCCAAATCATTTAATAAATTTTGGAACTCATGAGTACCGTCGAGTTGGTCCATTTTTATAAGTACATTCTCTAGTTTCTCTAATCGGCCATTATCGTAATCGCTATAACTTTTACCTTCTGGCCAATGTAAATCATGCAAGCTAGGATATTCTTCTAATAACTTTTCTTTCAACTCTAGCCATGCACGTTTATAATCTTTATCCTTCATGGTCGACCTCCAGTATTTTCATGGGTCCAAATAATTCATCCCATCTTTTGTAGATAACCTCTTTTTGTTTATCATTATCGCCTGGATACTCCACTATCTCTTTTGAGATACTAGCTAAAACTTTCACTATCTCATCAAACGCCTTCGCTTTCTTTTTTGTTTCTGCCATATCATTGATGAGTTCATCACGTTGCTTCTTGTAAGCGTCGCGTTCTCTTTTTGCTTTCTTCAATCTAGCGTCCATAACACTAGATACAAACTTAGCTTCTGCATTCATCTATTTATCCCTCATTCCATTTAGAATTCTCTTTCAACAGACCTGCACTTCTTAGATCATCATTCAAACTATGTTGCCCGTTTTCGTACCACACATTAGCGAGATACCTGCCGAAAACATCGCTCTTGTATGTCTGTACGTATATCTCCTTGCCTTCTACACACGATTTAGTAAAGTCGGTAGCTTCTTTATAGTTCTCTTGACCTCTTTCAGGTGTATCTACATTAAGTAACCTTACTCTACGTTCTGCAGTTGTCTTGAAGCCTAAATCCAGTAAAATATCTATCGTGTCACCGTCAACTACATTGGTACATATAGCTTGGAAAGTATATAAATGATTTTTTATATCTATCTCAAACACTCCCTGTTCTTTTTAATATCGTTTTCACTAACTTTCATCGTCACTCTGTTTCCTGCTATCTTAACCACAAAGCCTTTGACACCTAACTTGCGTAATTCCTGTTGTATCTCTGTAGGTGTCTTGCCTTGTGTGTTGTATCTATATCTTTGGTTGATTGTGTCGGATAGTATCATGCGTTCATCTTCTCGTATTCGTCTGCCCACATATACATCAATCCATCACTTACATGTTTACGGTTGCACTTCCTTGCGATATTCCGTCTGTCTATGAACAATAATTTTTGAGCTTCTACTGTACTTGCGAATTCTTCAACAATTTGGTTGTCTCTATCTACTAGATATACTGGTTTAGATACACCTTTATTTCTGCGATACACTCTATATTTTTGTAATGTAGATTGGAATAGGTTATCTGCAATAAAGTTGTTGTATCTACTATCTTTCGGATATGCGTGTGATCCGTTTTTTAAGTTACCGATAAACGTTTCATATACAATATCTGCTGCACGATACTTCTTATTCTTATAAATAACTGTGGAAATACCGTTACAACCATTCGCAAATTTATATTTACCATCAGGTCTTTTCATTCTGCCTAAGTTACTTACGTATAGATCATACTTCTCGCTGTACTTCCAAATTTCATCTTTTGCTACAACTCTTTCGTTAAACTCCTGTTTCTTATTCATTCTCGGCATTGTGTCAGTAAAGAAGCACTTCAATTTATCGTTATATGTGCCACGTTCCTTTTGATACCACAGTGTGTTTAGTGGAATACCTGTAATGTTGTGCAAATGAGATAGGTCTGTCTTAGTCACTGTGTGAGTGAATGGTTCATACATATACACCATAATTAGTCCTCCTTATCATTCTATTGACCTTTCGTATATATTTTTTAATTCCTTATCTACATCAATTCCTAAATTTTTTTCGAGTTCCAACATTTTTTGTTTACTTTCCCCTTCTAATTGACTTCTTAATATTCTCCAAGCTTCATACATCAAAGAGGCATCACTAAATTGATCGACCATCGCAAAAAAATCTTCGTTGTCCATATAAATACTTTCTTCTTCGTCTTCAGAAAATGGAGTAAATGTTGTAGTTATTTGACAAGCGTTTTGTGAGATATACCAAAAATCTACATCATATGCCATTTCCTTCTACCTCCAATTTTTCGATTAATCTATCTGCATAATCTCTAGCTTTTTTGATGTCTGCTAGTTCGTTGTCCTTTCTTCCTGCTCTAACTGGATATTTAATCATGTTACCTTTCATAAAACCTTTAAATTCTTCAAATGTTAACTGTTGGTATAAGAATTCGATAACATCAATTCCTTTTCTTCCTTGATAATGTGACGGGTGGTTAACCTTGTCATCTAACGTCTTTTCTACTTCTTTACTAGTTGGTCTAGGCACACTGATAAAGTCATAGTTATCGTCTATTTTAATAGTGCCAATACCATCAACTTTTACTACTGCGACGTATTTTAAATAAAATACGTCTTGATATACGTTCAATACTTGCCCGTACCTTTGCTTGTTGTCTCTATCAGAAAATTTTATATATTCTCCTATACTTAAATCTCCAACACTCATGATCTAACCACCTTTCTAGGGAAGATGTCATTTTCCATAAGGTGCGCGCACCATTTACCACGAGGGTGTTTTTGAGGCACTGTAAATAAATGTGGTTTCTTACGTTTCAACTCTTGTAATCTGCGTTGCTCCATTCTCTCTTTATAACTAGCAATTTCATCCTCTTTAGGTTTCAAACTATCCCACTCACTACGTCTTACTCCCAAAGGAGCTTCTATTGCATCTTCAAACTTCCAACCAGAAGCTAATCTTTGTCTTAAGATATCGGGATTGATATCTGCTTCTTTCATTTTCTCTACTACATTAGGTGTAATAGAGAAGTATTTATTTTTAACTCTCATTTTTGTTGCTTCCATTTATTCCACCTCTATTAATTCAACTAGTTTAAAATCTTCGCTCATCAACTCTTTGTCAGGGTTCTTACTGATTAAATCTAAAATCCGCTCTTTTTCTTCATCTCTCGTAATATGATTGTTTATCCATACTGGATATTTACATCTCACTTTGAGTGTCGCTTCAACTTCAATTGTTTCTTCTCTGTTAGCCATTGCTCATCACCTACCATTTCGCCATCTTTCCAGATGAGTTCAACCGTTCCGTCATCGTTTACTAGATGGATAGTTCTTATATCTAGTGAATGTTCAGGATTTCTATCAGTTAATTGTTTAACCGAGCAATTTTCATGAACGACCGCCACGTCTCTGCCACTTTTTCGATCAAAAGAAATTTCTAAACATTTAGGGAGTTTTGTTTCTTCCGTAACTTCTTCTTCGATTTCTACCGTGTAAGTATTGTCATATGGGTAATAACTCACAAATTCATTTATAGTTACTTCTGGTTCGAATGAAAATATTTCACCATCACTCGTATAACCGTTTAACTCTACTGTTGTTTCTTCTTTTTTTAATAAATACTTTAAAAATTCTTTAGGTTCTAATGCTACTTTTCGTTTAATCTTTACCATTCTTCTTCTCCTTTTTGCGCTTTCTGCGTGCTTTTAATAGTTCTTCATACGTTATCCACTCTTGACCTGTATATTTAGGTGCTTTACATATCCACGTGAGTGGTATATCTCTGTTTTGATATCTAAATATCTTTGATTTTATTTTGGCTTCTGGAGTAGGCATACCTTTTACATCTATCACTTCGATTAGCTTGCCATCTTTCCATAAAGCAAAATCTGCTACATAGTTAATAGATCTGAAATTTTCAAATTTAGGTTGTAATTCGTACTTAGGTTGCAACTCGATACGGTCATACCTCTTACCTAAGTTACGTTCTAAATGCTGGTAGAAGTCACATTCAATTTTGCTATCGAACACGACACCTTTATATTCAACTTTTTTAGAATTGTATTTACTCAAAGTTCCACCTCAAAATAATAATTCGTTAATTGTCATTTGCTGTTGCAGTTCTTCTTTTCTGAAAAGCTTATGTTTGCGTTTCAGTTTTTCTAGTTCATCTTTCGTTACTGTTCCTGAGAATGTGTTTCTAAAGTGTATGCCTGCATAGTTACCTAGTTTGAATGTATCTTCTCCTAACGGCGTTACACTGCACATCTTCCAACCGTCAATCTGATATAACGTGTATTGCTTTTTAAGTCCGTCGATAAGTCCCATCTGGTTGCCTCCACTTCGTTTCATTCATGATTAACTCTTTCACTTCTTCATAATCGTCAAAGGGTTTAATGGTTCTAGTATCAAGCAGCCTTTTAACTGCCCACCCAGACTCAATTAATATTTTGGCTATGGTCGGATCTTCTTTATAATCCTCTCGATACATAAAACCTAAAAGTTGCTGATACTCATAAACTTTCATCCATAAAACCTCTGCGTTTTCTTGTAGAAATCAAGGTGTGCCACCCCTGTTTCTCCGTCTTTATTTTTAGAAATAATGAATTCAATTTCCGACTTGCCTGTAATGTTGTCTTGTTGGTCTTGGTCGTAATAATCGTCACGGTATAAGAAGAAAATCATATTCGCGTCTTGCTCAATTCCTCCTGCTTCTCTTAAATCAGACATCATCGGACGCTTATCACTACGACTTTCTACACCTCTACTTAATTGAGATAGTGCGATAATGATACAACCTGTTTCTTTAGCTATAATTTTTAAATCACGAGAAATCTTTTCAACTTCTAATCGTCTATCACGTTGAGGTACATCTGATTGCATGAGTGTAAGATAATCAATAAATATAACGTGAGGCTTATCTGCTTTCTGTGAAGCAACTTCTCGAACGTCTTGTGGTGTCATTTGTGCTTGGTCCTCAATCTTTAAAGAATTACATTTTTTAATTTGATCTATAGCAGACATTACCGATGAAACTTCATCATCATTTAATCCGTTACCTTGCTTAATTTTAGATAGTGGGATATTTGTTATTGTTGCAACTAATCTCTCAACGATATTGTTACCTCCAGTTTCTAAACTAAAGAACGTTGTAGGATATCCACGCTGCGCGATATTCCACATCATTGTTAATGCAAGAGAAGTTTTACCTAACGAAGGTCTTGCACCTAATACATTCAACTGACCTGGTTCAAAACCAATGATTTTGTTATCTATAGAAGCAATACCAGTTTTAATAAATTGTTTTGGTTCATCAGATAGAATATTTTCTACAACTTCAGCTAGAAAACTATCAGTAGCGTCTGCTTTTTTTATTGTCATACCTTTTAATTTCTCTAATTCCTCTACCAAATAATTAAAATTTTCTTTACTCGGCATTGATTGATACTCTGTGAGCTTCTCACGAGCTTGTGACAAAACGTATTCTTGTAATAGGTTCAATTGGTCGTCCATAAAAAACGCCTTGTCAGTGCCATCTGAGTTGTATAAACGACCTAATCGGTCAGTAGATATAAATTCATTATCATCACGACTTTTAAAGTAGATCTGGTTTACATCGACCTTCCCTTGCTCTAGTGCATACTCAATGAACACTCTTAATTTTTCATCAGTAAACATTTCAGGTTTCAATCTGAATTTACTTAGTAACTCTGGGTTACGCATGAGGTTAGATATAATAGATTCTTCGGTACTCAACACATCAATACTCATCATCTAACCCCCAATCCTCTTTCATCTTTTGCCATTGTTTTCTTAATTGTTGCCTTCTCTCTCTAAACTCTTTATCGTGTTGCATTCTATATTTATCAGTTTGTTCTTCTGGTATCACTGCGCTTTTCATTTCTGGTGGTTTGCGATCAATAATTTGTGCAATCGTAGGTTTATAACGACTTTCTCTAACATATTTCTTTGTTTTGTGTAGTGTTCTGTCGAAATCCCCATATTGTGTGAGTTGTTCTACCCAAAGGTTGTACTTAATTTTATTGAATTTCATATCGTAGACATTATTTATTAACTCTAATATTTCAATTGCCTCTAGTTCAGTCATTGACATAATGTCTAACCTCCTAATAGTTCCTGTTTCTTCTTAGCTAGGTAATCATCTTCTTTATTGTTTCTAGGTTTAATTTTAGATATTGCTTTCTCTTTAGTATTGACACCGTCTTTATTCCAGTTTTCTAATACTTTGATAAGGTAGTTAACACCTTTGCTATTTTCTCTGCAGTAATCAGTAGCTACAGTAACGATCTCTAGTTTGTTATCTTTAAAATCCTTTATAGCTTCTTCTAGTTGTTGTGCTTTTAATGGACTTTGTATAATTTCTAAGTTATTACTAATATATTGAAATGATTTTGATGTCTCGTCACTGTCTCTATTTATTCTTGTATTATTAATTCTTGTATTATTCTCTTCCGTCTTTTTATGGATAGGGTCTCCACTTTTTTGTGGATACCCCTCTCCATGATTTGACGGATAGGGTGCTGTAATATAAATTCTTCGTTCGGTTACAGTCATGTTTTCATCTCTAATAACCACTGTGTCGATATATCCTTTTTCTTTTAAGTTGCTTATCCAAGTAGATACAGTTTTTTTATGAACGTTATATAGTTCTGCAAAGTAGTTATTACTAGCATATGAATATCCGTATTTATTGGACAAAGCAGTTAATTCGCCATACATAATAACTTCCATTGGTTTTAACTCTTTATCATATCTAACGTGTGCTGGAATGATTGAGTAATAGTTAGGTTGTTCCTTCAATCATCTCTCACTCCTTTCAGCATTTTGTTTAGTCGTTCATCCACAGACACCCAACTGTCTGTTAAGTGATATTTGTTATTAAATGTGTCCATGCCTATTTGATGCTGTTCGTTGTGATGAGATCTACATAGCGCTAACACTTGATTTCCGAAATGATCAATCTTCGTTCTATCTCTTCCACGTCCTACCGTAAATCTATGTGCTAAGTCGGAATGTGGTTTACCACAGATAACACAGTTACGATTGACCGTTGACCAATATAGAAATGCTTTATCATTTTTGAGTAAGTCACTCGTCTTATAATTAAGTGGTATATTGTTGTGAAAAACCCAGTCGAGAATAACTTCTATAACTTGTTTAGCTTGTTCTCTTGTGCAGTCGCTCAATGAGAGGTGTTTTTCATAGCCATAGAGAACTTCTACGTAATCCATGAACAAATACCTCATATAGTCGCGTGGTTGTCCTGTGTAAGCTTCTATGTCGTTACAGAGAGCAAATACTTTTCTACGCTGCTTATCTGTAATCTTGAATGGATCTACAACTCTTACATCTGCTTCTACTTCGTAACCGTTGTCTAAAAGCAATGATGTTTTGTTATCTAGTTCTACTCCTTTGATGACTACAGTCGTTGTACCGTCATCTTCTGTAATGTAGTTTTTTATTACTACCATCTAATCAGTCCAATCAGAACGGTAATTCTGAATTATCTATGTCTGTGCCGTTAGAAAACGGGTTATTGCCTGCTGGTGCTTGTCCTCTTTGTTGTTGAGATTGACTATTTTGTTGATTACTACCTTTGCTATCTAAAAATTCAATTCTGTTAGCAATTACTCGTACTACTGAACGATTGTTACCTTCTTTATCTTGGAAACGGTCTTGCTTCAAGTTGCCTTCGATTAAAACTTTGCTTCCCTTACCGCAATAGTCGTTTAATAGTTGGGCAGTTTTGCCAAACGCTACGATGTCAAAGAATGATGTGTCATCTTTTTTGAATGGATTGTCCACTGCCATAGAGAAGTTAGTTACTTGTGTTTGTCCTGCTTGTTTAAGTTCTAAATCTTTAGTGATACGTCCTGTCAAAATTGTTAAGTTAGTCATTATTTCGCCTCCGTATATTTTTTAGCCATTGTTTGAATTTTGTTGATTGTATTGATTGCTTGTTGTTCTGACATTGACGAATAGTTTTGTATGCCAAAAGTTTGTTCTGCTTGTTGTTGAGATACTTCTTTTCCTAACGATTTCATCAAGTCGACAAATTTAAGTATTTCTTCTTTTAGAACGCCGACTGTTTGACTACTTACTTTGTTGTACTTTTCTTGCTTTTGTTTTGCGTCTGCGTCATCTTCGTCAGTCGGAATATTGAAGAATTTCATTAAGAAATAACGCTCTGCGTATGTTAAAGCTGTACCATGTGCTTTCGATACATCATCTTGTTGGCCTACTGAATAAAAGTTCACTTCAAGTTGTTCTTCTGGTTTATCTGCATTAATCCATAAATAAGTTAATTTCATCTCAACAACAAACTCTGATGTTGTAACTTCTCGGGACGCTTTTTTGTTAAATCTAGTAACCTCGATTTGCTTGTAGTTTTCATCTGATGTTTTTGGTACGAGTAATAGATTATGTTCAATCATCTTGTTTCTAATTCTGTGTAATACTTGAGATCCACTTACGTAACTGTAGTTGTAGCCTTTAGTGTCTTTTGTAAACCCTTCGATATTAGCTTTAACGTCAGCTATTTTTTGGTATAAATTAAGTTCTTCAGTCATACTCAACCTCCTCAAATTTAGTTGTTTCAGTTACCGTCTTTTTAATTGCTATGTGTTTTGTCATGTCAATAACAGTTTTATCTAAACCGTCAAAATCTTTAGCATCTCCACTACTTGTTGAATATTTGATTGTAGGAAAGTTCGCACTAGGTTTATTAGTGATATACAAGTCAAAAGGAGCGTCTTTCAGTTTAATTAGATATGTCACTGTTTCTTTCAATCCCAATCACTCCTTTACGCAATATATCTATTGTTCTATCCATGACTTTGATTGTTTCGTTTTGTGTTTCGCATGATTCTATAGCTTTTCTGAAATCTTTTCTAAGTTCGAAATATCTATCGCACATATCTTCGTAACGTTTGTTTAAATAGTCGTAATCGCTTTGCAAGAAATCTAAATCTATTTGGCTTTTGATTAGTTGAGAGTATTCTTCTCTATTCAACTTGACTGTGATTACCTCTTGCATTTTCTCTCCTCCACTTGTATATTTAAGTTGTATATTTTGTTTAGTGCTTGACTGTTACTTGTTGGCGCAAGTTTCAGTCTTTTTTGTTATCTCAAGCCACTTCTCCCAGAAGAATGTGCTAAAGATAAAAGTTAACATCGCAATTCCTAATACTGTTGTGAAACCACCTCCTAAAAGTAATGTGATGATCATTGCGATAAACATAGTCATATAACTTAGTAAGTACTTCATCTTGTAACCTCCTTTTTACGATTTAAATTTTGTTCCATGTTTTCGTGCTATAATTCTTTTATCGCTACTGCGATAGATTGGGGGTGTAATAAATATGGGTAAATATTTAATAACTTATGACCTTAATAGTCCAGGTCAAAAATATACTGATGTACTTAAGGTAATTAGAAATGAAATATCAAATGGTTATTGTAGTTATTGGAAATCTGCTTACTTAGTAAATTCATCTTTATCAGTTGATGGAATAACTCAAAAAATCCAACCTTATTTAGATGATTCGGATAGACTATTAGTAATAGAAGTCAAAAATATTTATCAAGGTTGGCACGAAAAAGATGAATGGGATTTAATAAAGCGTATTATGAACGCATAGTCGCTTTTCCTTTTCTTTTCCATTTGCCATTAATAGAATCGTAATTGTATTTAGTTTCACCCTTAGCATTCCTAACTTCCTCGACCAAAAGTGCAGTTAGGAGTGCTATTTTAATGAGTTGTAGTTTGTTCATCGGTAAACCTCCTCTAAAGTGCCGTTTCTGACACCATTAAATTTTGTTCTATAAAGTCAATTGCCGGTCTAATCTTGATGTAGCGTTTATGATTCTTGCCAAATCTGTACATACATTTCTCTTGGAACTCTTTATTGCTATAAACGTGCTTTTCTAAATCGTTTTTAGAAATTCCACTTATTTTCACAAACTCGATAGCGTCCGCAAATCCAATGTATTCCATTGCTATCACTCCTTACACTTCGTTTTCAAAGTCCATTTCTAATTGTTTGATGACATACATTGTTGATTGAGATGGAAACCAATTTGTGATCATATTCATTACGTCATTGAAATGTTTTTGTTTTAATTGTGTTCTTGTTTTAATACCAGCCATCGTATTTACGTTACTGTTAATATCTCTATATAAAGGTTTGTTAACTTCTTTATTATTAGGTAGTCCGTGAATTTGTCTGATATAAGCAACGCGTTGGTGAACTGTTTTTGTTATCAATCCGTATTCTCCTGCATCTAGCTTTTGATTTTCTTTGATATCAATAACATCTGCTTTAACAGTCGCTATTTCTTCTTTAGTTTGTTTTTGTGCGTCGAACATAAGTTTCAATGCGTCCATTGGATTATCAGGAACTTGATAAGTACCTGTTTTACGAATGGAAGGTAAAACATCTTCGGTTACCCAACGTTTAAAACGTTTAGCTTTCTTTCTAATACTTTCGTTTTTACTTTGTTTAGCAGCGTCAAAGATTAAGCTGTATAAACCAGATTCGTTGATGATTACCATGTTTCGTTTTTGACCTGATGCACTAACTTGGTGCGTCAGCTTATCTTCATCATCAACATGATTTCTAATTGCATTATCAGATCTTGTGTAACCTAATATTTCTGCCACGTCTTTACCTAAAAAATATGGTTCTCCATCTACTTCTATTTTTCTTACTGGTAATTCTTCAAAATTAAATACTTGTAAATCTTGCATATTGTTTATGCTCCTTTCTGCTATACTCCTTATAAAAGGAGGTGATATTGTGAACATTGATAACATCCGACAATTTCTGGATCGATACGAGGATATGTCTTTAAAACTTCACTTAGATAATGGCGATAAAGTTGAAGTTGAAGTTTTAGAAAACACACCTTCAATCGCAGGTATTCTTCAAGTCGAAAAACCTGAAAAGATCATCGTTAATTTAGACAGAGTGGTTTGGATAGAATATTTAAATACTAGTTCTGAACCACCAAAATTTATCTAGTGACTTCTTTGTAAGCTAAGACCAAATTCGCAGTTGCCTCAATCAACTGTGGGTTTGGGTTTTTTTGTATTTCTTTTAATAAAACGTTAATTGTTCTGAACATTTCAATTGGATCATTTTGTAATTCGTTCAATTAATTTACCTCCTTTCTTACTACACTAAAAGTGAAGTTAGTATTAAATTTTTTTGCTGACTCTTAATAGGTCAGCATTAATGCCATAGATGTAAGCTAAAGCGTAAACAACCATGCTTTTAGGTACTACATCTCCTTTTTCCCATGCAATATATTGCGCTCTTGAAACGCCTAGCTTATCAGCTATCTGTTCTTGTGTATAGTCAAACTCGTTCCTTGCGCCCTTCAGAGAAAAAGTCTCAATCGTGTCTGTCATTTTGTCACCTCCCTGTAAGGTATGTACCTAATTTACTACACTAAAAGTAAAGTGTCAACACAATAAGTAAACTTTTTTAGAAATTAACTTTACTTTTTGTAAACTTTTTAATATAATTTAGACAACACTTAAATAAGAAGAGAGGCAACAAAATGGCTAAAGAAATTCTTTCAAAAAACTTAAAAAATCTTTTAGAACGCAAAGGTAAAACACAAACAGACATGGCTAAAGATTTAGATTTAAAAGAATCTACAGTTAGTAGTTGGATAAACGCAGTGAAATATCCTAGAAGAGATAAAATAGAATTACTAGCTGATTATTTTGGCGTTATGCCCTCTGACATCACAGAAGATAAAAGTTTTCAGCAAGAAACTATAGCTGGTCATGCTAATAAAGATGAATTCACTCCAGAAGAGTGGGAAGAAATCGAAAACTTTATGCAATGGGTTAGAGATAGAAAAAAATGATGTAACAAAGGGGGGCGACACATGGGAAGATACGAAGAATTACTTATGCAATGCGAAATAGAAGTAACAGAAACACAAAGAGTACCATACGGATTTGATGGTTGGTATCAAGAAAATGAAATATTTATAAGACCTTCTTTATCTGAAACACGCAAAGCTGAAGTGTTATATGAAGAATTAGCACATCACAAACTTACATACGGCAACATATTAGACCAATCTAAATTCAATAACCGTAAGTTTGAAAACTACGCTAGACGTCACGGATATGAGGCAGCACTGCCTTTACGTATTATTGTGGAGGCACATCATTACGGTGTAAGCAACTTATATGAATTAGCTGAATATGTTCAATTAAGTGAAAAACACGTAATGGAAATATTGGAGCATTACAAAAATAAACACGGTATTGGAACTCACTACGGCGATTACTCTATTACGTTTGAGCCGTTGAGGGTTTTTAAATATAAAGAAATATAAAAAAGGAGAAATGTAGAATGAAAAAGGTTTTATTTTTAATATTTGCAAGTTTGTTGGTGTTAGGTGCATGTGGGCAAAGTGAGGACAATTCGAAAAAAGATGATGATAAAAAATCAGAAAGTAAATCAGATAAGAAGTCGAATGATCCAAAGAAAGATAAAAAATCAGATGATAAACAGAAATCAGACGATGATAAAGAAAAATCTGCTAATGAAAGCAACGAACAAAATTCTTCAAGTACAGAGGAAAAGAATAATGAAAATCAAAATAATAATAAACAAAACACTCAAGATAACTCATCAAATGAAAATCATCAAAATACACAAAGTATTGATATAACAAATATTAAAGATAGAGGCACTTTAGAGTCTGTCATCTATGGGAATTATAGTGAAACAGAAAAAATTCAAGCTTACAATAGTGCAGTAGCAAACGGCGTCATACCTCAAGGTAATGTTATGGAAGGACCTGCTAGTGCAGCTTATGAAAGTTCGTTAAGAGTTGAAAGTGGTCAAGAAAAGTCAATTTATGAAAATGTTCCTCAAAGCTCTGGGGGTACAGATGCAGGCATGACTGATTACGATGAAGTAAATAAATCAATGCAATCAACAAAAGAAAAACCTAGTAGATGGGTTCAGGAACAAATAGAATGGGCAGAAGAAAATGGTAAGTTAGAAGACAACTAATAAAATTGTCTACTAACGATTTAAATGACGAAGCATTGATAGTGTATAAATTACTTCTTATTAATTAATAATATCTAGGTTGGTTATAGTTTAATATTTTTTGGGGTAGTCCACCTACCCTTATTATTTTTTTACTTTTTTTAAGGAGGAACACGGAAAATGGCAACATTTACAGTAACAAAACGCAAAAATAAGACAAGCTCATCATGGCAATACGATGTTAAACACCCTAGTTTGAAATCTGGCAAAAAACGTAAATCTGGATTCAAAACAAAAGCTGAGGCTACAAACGCAGCACAACAATTTATTAGAGATTTAGAAGATGGCAACAACATTGAAGATAATAAAAAATTCGTTGACTACTACGATGACTGGATAAAAATTAAGAACAAGAAACAGTTGTCTAGCAAACAATTCTACTGGTATGAAAGATCGATTAAATTATTCAGTGAGTATTTCGGAGAAAATATGTTAGTTAAAAATATCACACGTAGTGAATATCAAAAGTTTTTAAATCAATACGCACAAGGTCACACTGATGAAACAGTAAGAAAAGTTCACGGTTGTCTTGCTAGATGCATTAGAGACGCGTTATACGATGGCTATTTGAAGAAAGACCCTACTTATAATGTAAATATCAAAGGGACTGAAAAAGCTAAAGATGAGAAATTTAAGTTTATTACGATAAAAGACTATTTAAACTTGCTAGATTATTTCAAGAAAAGAGATGAAGAAAGTTATGTTTTGCTATATCTATTAGGCATTACTGGCGCAAGATATAGCGATGTCATTAATATGACTTACAAAGATCTAAACAAAGCGAATGGCATAATTCATTTGCCTGGAACGAAAACAAAGAATTCAAAACGTGATGTAGAAGTTAATTCAAAAGATATCATGCACATAAATTCAAAATTAGCTAAAATGCCGCGTAGAATTGATGGCAAGTTATTCTCGGTTAGTCATACATCAGTAAGTAAAGCGTTTAGAAAAGCAAAAGAAGTGATAGGATTAAACGATAATAATATAACTCCCTATTCACTCAGACATACGCACACATCTTACTTACTATCTAAAGGCATACCAATCGAGTATATAAGTAAACGTTTAGGTCACGCTACTATATCACAAACGTTAGACACGTATTCACATTTATTAGAAGAACATAAAAAAGAGCAAGGCCAACGTGTCAGAGAAATATTCTCTTGA